ATATAATATTGTTCTCTGTCTAAAACTTTTGACTTATCTTCTATTACTTCAAGTATTTCAAACACCATATTATCTTCACCGTGTTTATTCCAACTTCTCTGGAGGTGAATATTATCATGCTTATTATTTTTAAGCATCGAATGATGATGTCTAAATCTTACAATAAAAGATTGTCTAGTACTTCCTATGTAGAACATACCAGTAACTAAATTGGTTATTTTATAAATACCAATCTTCTTTAAATTTACCACACTATTACTATCAATATTCATATTAAAATTTTAATACAAATATAATAAATAATAATGTAAAACGCAAGTAAATGCGACTTTAATTTAATCTATTATAAACTTTATCTTAACCAAATGAACCGTTTAATGCTATCTTTAATCCATAGTTCCTAGAATCAGATTTAGGTATAGATTTACGTTTAAAATACATATCTTTATATATATTACTAAATGCTTCTCCTAAATGTCTAGGTCTAATATTATTTACAATTGCAAGATTTGGATAAAAACTAGCTACATCAAGATCTAAAATTACTTTATTTTCATCAGATTCATATACTCCAGGTTCAATACAACCATGCAGTCCGCCTTGACCATAGTCTATTGTAAAATCACCTAATTTAGCTGAATAATGAAAACTACCTTTAGTATCTGTAGTAGTAAATGATTTAATTTTATTTAATAAAGTATTTAGTTCTGGAGTTTGAAACTTAATAATATCCAGTATATACTTGTTAAACTCTAGTTTATCTACATAAGTACGCATTTTTTTAAGATCCCACTTATTTATATTCATTTCAGTAGCTAATTTGCTAAGAAATATTTGTTCACCTATTTTAGGATCGTTAGCATTTATTAAATCGAGATCGTGTTCTTTTGATAAATCTTGACGTAATATAATCTCATTTTTAGACTCTAGATAAAATTTATGTGTAGCATCCACATCATTTATACAGTAATTAATAACATCATTAAAATATTCTAACGGTACTTCTTCTTTATTACCAAATGGTAAATCTTGTACAGTTTCCATTCGCATAGCAATTTCAAGTGCTTTGAGAGATGTTGCTTTAGCCTTATTATCAAAATGCCATATTTTATATAAATCTAATTGTGGTATTTTTACATCTCTATCTCGTACAGTTGAATACTCTAAACTAATTATATAATTGGCATAGTTATGTATTGCTAATATAAGTTCATCAGTATTTTTATATTTATAATAGTTATTAAGTAACCAATGTATTACAGGATAATCAAATGCAAGATTATTATAACCTATATGTTTTAAACCAGGGGATGATAGGTATTTAATCAACCTATCAACCTGGTTTAATCTATAACTTATTTCAAATGTATGTATCTGTTTAGTATTAATATCTTTGGCTACTAAACAGAATATGTTGGGAAGTGTTTCTATGTCATATACGTGAATCATATTAAATTAATTATTTACCTGTACTACCAAATCCTCCAGAACCTCTATTAGTATCTGATAGTATATTAACAAGATCCCAATTAAATGGTTCAACTTTTTCAAAATAAATCTGGGCTACTCTGTCTCCCACTTGATATGGGAAGTCATTATCTCCTACATCAATCATATATAGAAATTTAATTTTCCAATTACCTCTATAATCAGAATCAATTTGAGCAGGACTATTTTGCATAATAAGTTCTGTCTTAGTAATACTACTTCTAGGTACAATAACACCTTTATATCCTTCTGGAATTTCAGTAGCAAACCCTAGATCTACTTCATACTTACCAAAATCTATTCGTTTAATATCAGCAGCATATACATCCCAACAGGCAGCATATTCGCTACCTTTAGTTGGGGGTATAAAATTAGTATGTGTTGGTTTAATCTTAATATTTAGCATAAATTAGTTTTAGTTAACCCTATAATAATCTACTTTACAGTAATGGTCATCATAGCCACAATCCTCTGCTATAACCCTCTCTATAATTTCCTCTCTAGTAGGTTCTTTATCAAAATCATAGTGAAGTACCATATTTTCTTCGGGCAATCCACTTCTATCTACTTCTATACAATATAACATAAATTAGTTTTATAAGTTACCAGTATAATATTCTTCTGTATGATGCTTTTCAATCATAATACGTCTTAATCGTTCTTTTAATACATAATCATTTGTCTTATCAATTAAATCTGTAATTGTTTGCCACTCTGTATAAGGTGTATTAATAGCTTCTAGTAATAAATTTTCTTCCATATATTAAGATATTTCGCAATTACCTCCAGAACAAGCTAGTTCCCCTTGCAAATCTGTATTGTCATAAGTTTCTACTACTTTACTTAAATCAATATTATTTAAACTCTCAATAGCATTATTATATTCCTCTTCTGTACATGATTCAAAGGGTGCTTGTTTATAGCTATGATCTGAATGAGGTAATACAGATATCCCACTATACAAATCCCTATTAATCCACATCCAATTAGCTACTTCGTCCCATTCATTATCTCGTATAGAAACTGTACAACTTACATTATGCTGATTGTAACCAGTATTAAAACCGGGTTTAACCCATTTATCTGTAATAGAATGAACTCTATTTAGTAAATCTAAGGCAGATTCTTCTCTAGTTACAGAGCCCTCTGGTGCTTTTTGAGGTACAGATATAACAGCTGTAGTATCTGGATTAAAATAATCATCTTCTAATAATTCAGGGTGATATATACTAAGATAAGTATAAATAGCTTCATTTTTATTAATTCTCATTCTACGCCAGTAATACTTATCATGCCAAGCATGTATACCAGATGATGTTCCTAATACTAGACTTGTTGTACCCGCTGGCTTAACAGTTGTTACTCTAGCAGCTGGTTTAATACCTATCTTGTTAGCAAACTCTTTATTGATTTTAACGGCCAAATCAGCTGCTTCTGAAATATTATAATCAAATACATTCATTGATGCAATACCTGTCATAGAAACACCTAATAATGCGTCTTTTTCGCAATTCTTGCGCCAACTGTCCCTCAAGTAATGAAAATCTGTATAGCTTGCTTGTAATGTACCAATAATAGTTGCTGCTTTGACTCTGTCATTAAGATCTTTCTGTGATTCTATATTAGAAACGTTGACCTCGGTCAAATTACACATTTGTTCTGATTGTAAACTAATTTCATGACACGGATTGAATCCATATTCAGGGTTATTAGTCCACGATATACCCGGCTCTCCACTACCAGAGTTTTTAATATAATCCCATAATTTATAGAAATCAACTTTAGTAGCTCTTGATCTAACAACTACAGCACTATTATTAGCACGACCTCTTTGCGGATTAAGCTCCCACCAATTACCTGTTTTGCAAGATAACATTTCTTTATTATCTATTGAAAATAAGGCAATTAGTGCAGCACGTCTAATACCACCCGACAATACTGCATCTGCAATATGACACATTATATCATGTACTTCCAGTGGAGTTAGTTTAGTACCTTCTTCTTTTGAATCTAGTACTCCCCTAACCTTAATTAGACATTCCTTTAATGGCTGAGGACCAGGCGCTTTACCTCCACTAGTAATAAGTAGACTTCCTTTAGGTCTAATATCACTGAAATCAAATTGTATAGTAGAACTTATTTTGCCAAAGTAAGATTTCATTAATACTTTAATAGAGTCAGCCCAACCTACTATACTATCGCCTATTACATATCTCCTGACCCTATTAGGATTAGGCTTACGTATATCAGGTAATTGCTCTACGTGATGGTCTTGTACAGAATATCCTACCCCACTCCCACTTAATAATAGAAACATAGTTTCCTGAAAAGCTCTATAGTCATTAATTGCCATAAAACTACAATTATATAACCTAGCGGGGTTAATTTCTGAAGCTTGTCCAGCAAACTGCATACTTCTCATAGAGGGGAGTATTTTTTTATCATATACAAATTGATATGCCCATTTAATATCATCTTCTATTTCAGGAAACTTAGATAAATGCATTGACATATTTCTATCTACAATTTCAGACCATGTTTCCCTGCGCTCTTCATTAGGCAAATATCTTGCGTACTTGTTAAAAATAGTAATCTCACTTAAAATCTCTCTACTTCTATCCATATTACTATTCATGTATAAAATTTAGTTTAATTAATATTAATACTCATTTAACAGTTCTTCAATAATAGGGTGTCTCCAATTAGTCTCTAATTCGTAAATATTTATACCGTCTATTATTCTGGACATCTCACATAACCTTTCAAAACCAGACTCTTTTTTGTCAATAATACACTGATTAGTGTCTCCACAAAATATCATTTGAGAATTCTTGCCTAATCTGGTGAAAAACCCAATGGTATCATCTCTGGTAAGATTCTGAGCTTCATCAATAATAACTACAGCATTACTGAAAGTTCTACCTTGAATAAACATTGTAGGTACTATCTGTAATATATTATTTTTAACTAGTTCCTCATATTCTTCCACCCCTTCAATCTCTGTAACTATCTCATACAGAGGAGTGATCCACGGCGAATATTTTTCTGAAATCGAACCTGGGAGAAAGCCAATGTTATGATCCTTCTTAAATACAGGGGGTCTAGTTATTACAATTTTTTCTATACCACCATTTTTACGCCCTAGAGCATATTGCTCCAGAGCATAGGTTACAGCTATTCTAGTTTTACCTGACCCAGCTTTACCTTTTAAACAGCTGATATCACTGGTTTTAATGACTTTCTTAGCCTCATGCTGATCAGGGCTGAGGCTTTCGTTATACTTTAGAATTGGACCTTTAGGAGTTCTAGCCATAAGTTTCTTTAATTAAGTCAATTTTACTACTTAGTTCTACATCTTCTGGGAATTCTGTAAGATTAAGATATTCTATCCATTCCTTAATTAATTGTGGATCTCTATATACTACCTTACTTATAGTATCATATAGTTGTAATGGGTAATATTTGTAAGTAAACTTAATAATCTTTTCCTTACTTGATTCACTAATCTTACTGTATTTACCAGCAATAAACTTATCGTAATCTTCTAGAGACTCTTCTGGTACACTTAATACTAAGATATATTTAGTATCTGTTTCGGAAAAGTCGGCAAAGATAGGTAAGTTTTTATAGTAATCAAAAAACTCTAGTGTTAAATTATCTTTAAATAAAGTTAATACCAATACATAATCTTTTTCCTTGTATCTTACAAAGGTATTTTCTATATTATCTAGAAGTTTTTGTACATTTTCTTGATAATCATATAGAACTAGTGGTAAAATGTAACTTTTTGATTTATTCATACGCCTCTTCCAACTTCACAATTAAATATTAATGAGCTTTAAAATTATACACTGGCTTTAGTATATCAATTATATCAACAGTATCTTTGATTGCAGATGTGATTTCTTCAATTGATTTATACGCCTGAGGGGCTTCATCTAAAGTAGATTGTCCTACAGAAGAACTATAAATACCTTTCATTGATTCTGTGAATTCATTTAGATCAATATTATCTTTAGCTTTACTTCTGCTCATCAGCCTACCTGCACCATGAGGAGCTGAGTAATTCCAATCCTCATTTCCTTTCCCCTTACAAAGGAGTGAACCGTCTCTCATGTTAATTGGTATTAATAGTGTTTCTCCCAATTCAGCAGATACAGCTCCTTTACGTAAAATCATACGATTAAAGTCAATATAATTGTGGATTGTTTCAAACCTATTCAATTCTTCAAGCCCATATTCGTTAATAATTATATCAGCAATAGCCTTTCTGTTTATCATCGCAAATTCTTGTACAATTCTCATATCATTCATGTAGTCCTTAAAATCACTATCTTCTAAGAATGCCAATTCTTTATCTGCGCTAGGCTTCTTGAGTTTTTTAATCTCTGAGTCTATATATTTTTCACGGCCTTCAGACTTCAATTTACTGATAAGATTATTTTTAACTTCCTTCATCTCATTGACATTCTTAAAGGCTTTGTTTTGATAATATTTACATGTATCTCCACCTAGCTTCCTGCTACCAGTGTGAATAATTAGATAAAGGCTGCCATCATTTTTTGATTGACTCAGCTCTATAAAGTGATTACCACCACCTAATGAACCGATAGATAATATTGCCCTACCTAAATCTACATGTTCTTTACATCTAAGATTGTCAAAATTAAAATGGTCTTTGCTAGATTGGTGCACAGAAAAACCACTAGGCACTTTAGTATTTATAACTTCATCTAGTTTTTCAAAATCTATACTATTATCTTTTAATTTAACTGTAAGCATTCCACATCCAATATCCACACCTACTAAATTAGGTGTAACTTTATCTGTAATTGTCATAGTAGTACCTACTGTACATCCTTTACCAGCATGGGCATCAGGCATTATCCTGATCTTAGAGTTTTGATATGGTTCAAAGTTAGCCAGCTTTTTGATTTGATCATAGGCTTCATATTCAAAAGTTTCTGCAAATATTTTAACTTCATTACCAATATTATTTTTAATTACTTTCATACAATAGGTGTTTTGATTTCAATTAAGCCCTTATTCTCTACAATTTCTTTAGTCAAATCATATTCATCATTTTCTAAATACCACTTATAATCTTCAACTAGCTCAAGTATTCCTTTATATTTCCTACCACCAATAGTAGTCCAACCAGTAAGACCATATTCAATAAACTTCTTAGGCATTTCATACACTAATGGTAAATCTGGTCTTTCTCTAGAAATATATACAAATCTAAATGGCTCTACTGTATAATCTTTAAACTCTGGATGATTCTCTATAATATAATATACAGCAGCAGTGTACATACCCCCTTGTAGATAATATTTATACTTCCAGAAGTTTTGCATAAAGTCATAGAATGCACCAGTTTTTAGATCATATGGATATATAATCTTCTTATTATGGTCTACTAACACTCTATCCAACATACTTTTAACTGGTAGTCCTTTAAGAGTAAATAAGATTATAGCTTGATTAACAGCTTCTAAATCAAATCCATCATTAAATATATCTTTAGTATATTCAAGAGATTGTAATGTCTCAGCCATTTGCATGGCTAGTTCATACTCTCTTTGATTAAGGTATTTCTTACCATTAAGCATACCTTTAACCATGTTAAGTTGGGCTTCAAATTTACTATCAGTTAATGATGGGTTCTTCTTAAAACCTAATTTAGTACAGGCTTCTTTTAAAATATCTTCACTAGGATCTTTAATTTCATTATCATATACGTATTTAAGTAGCTTACTATGATGAGTGCTACCAGACAAATCAGGAGCTATATTAGTAATATGATACTCTTCCAGTGGATCATAGTCTTCCTGTGTAATTAAGTTGTCTACAATGCTACCTAGAGTCAATCCTGCACTCATTTTAAAGTCTATTCCATCCCTGATTACAGAAGGCCCTTTGTCATCTAATTCCTTGAAGAAAGAGTATGAAGGTCGTTCTATAGCCCTATACTCTTCTTCAGTAATATTCTCACAAAAATTTTTAAAATTTACCATATACTATTCAATAATATTTTTATAAAATTTTTTAATTGCTTTATATTTATTTTTAGCGGTAATTAATCCATTGTTGATATAATGGTATGAATCTTTTATATGTATTGCATTGTAAAATCCTGTTCTATAAATTGCTTTATTATTTAAATACATGCTAGCTTTTTCTAGCGCTTGTGTACGGCAATTTGCTCTTACTAGTAATAAATCATTTTTTTCTACTCCTGAATCGTTTAACTCTACTATTTTATATAATTCCATATCCTTAATAGTTATTATTGGTTAATTCCATTGCTATTTATATCAATACAGTAGTCTATATTAAAAGAAATCCAATTATAAACATTTCTATAGTTACCCAAAATTATAATATTCCATTACCATTGTATCTAATTCAGCAAATCTGTTACTACGTGGATGTCTTTCACAAAGTCCTTCTGATATAATTCTAGCACTATGACCTTGGTTTCTATCATTATGTACTACTTGTATAAAAGCATTTTTAACCTCTACATCACGAATATATTTCTTAGCGTGTTTAATAATATCTAATTTAGTATATTGCATTTATTTAGACTTTATTTAAAAACTCTTTTAAAAGGTACGAAATAACCAGAATCATCAGTCAACACAGCTTCTTCATCAAACCATTCTTCTTCCATATAATCTTGTACATCTGGCCATTGAATTAGACAATATGATGATTCTACACAGTCAATAAAATTATTGACTTTTTCACTTGTTTTTTTATCAGCCTGTCCAAATTCAAGACCATCACCAATAATTTCTTTTATTTCATCTAATTTATTCATATAAAAATTGATTTAATGTCTTATAATTATATTTCAATTTAGAATCACCTTTTCTACCAAATTTACAATCTCTAGCATATCTCTCAATGTCAATCACTTTCTTAGGAGTAAATGTTGATTGAAATAATATACCTGACTTAGTTTTAGGTGCGAATGGCTTAATTTTTTGAATATAAATATCATCTTTATCATACAGCCACTTTTGCTTGTAAGGAAACGATATACTACTGCTAGTATTAGCTTCATGCGAGCCTTTAACTTCAATATAAGAAGTCGGCGCTCCCATATTGTTAATTCTAAATGGTATATCTTTTGCATTACAATCAATAGGCTCCCCTCTATCCAAGTAGAAGATATTTTTAGCCTTATCTGTCCAAACTACAGTAAAATCAGCAGTTATACTAGCTTTATGAAGTAAGTGCTCGGCCTTTTCTAATACCTTATATTTACCTTGTTGTAAGTAAGGCTCAGATACTGATTCACTTAAATCAAATGTATCACTTTCATATGACCATTCCCTAATATAACCAGTTTCTTGTAGCTCTTCTAAATAATAGCTAAAATATTCTTCTACTTGACTCTTAAATTTATTTGTCATCTCTATTGTTTAATTCAATTACATCTAAACCGTACCTGTCTTTATAGTCTTTTGCAGTATATGGTATACCCATAAATCCACTAATCGCTTTTATATAAGAGTAATGGGTTGACGAAGGTCTCTTTTGTCCCGGTGCGGTATTGATTTCCAGTACTTTACACTCGTTAGTTTCAGAATTATAAGCAATGTCTACTGCGCCAAAATCTAATCCAAGAGCATCTACGGCTTTAATAGCTGTTTCTTTAACAATATCTTCCGCTTCTACACCTTGTCTACAAAACGACCACGCCTTCTTTAAATTGCGAATATAGTCAGAATCCTCGGTCCTAGTTATGCCTTTCTGTGCCATTCTCTCACTAGACATAGATTTCTTTTGAACTTCATCAATTACTTTACCATTAAATACGTGAATACGATACTCCTTATCATTTTTAAAATATTCGGTATATAACCTAGCATCTACTATCTCATCAGGTGTTTTAGCAAGAATAATACCTTTTCCTTCTCTACCCCTGGTAATAGTTCTGCAATAAATAATATTACCCTCTCCACAAGACTTAATAGCGTCGTCTTTATTTAAAAAGAATTTAACATGAGCTACATTATTTTGTTTAAGTAATCTAAGAGTAGCAATTTTATCAGAAGCTCTATCAACAGCAATAGGCTTATTTAGTAGAGTGAAATTACTGCTACTATTTTCTAACACAGGTGCGACTCCTCTAAACCCCCAATTAAGAACTACATCCCCATCTTTAGGCCTATAATTACGGTTAGGGTAGACACGTTTAGTATTAAAATGTTTAGAAATAGCTTTTGAAGATAAACTATTCATTGCGTATGGAAGAATTCTTAATCTAGTCATAATTAATTAGTTACAAAATTATTTAAATATTTTATTTCTATCGAGAACTACAAGTACAAGCATCATTTTACTACCATTAGTACTTATATAACGCTTAATATTTTGTTTCTTAGAAAAGGGTTTGAGATTTTTTAGAATAGCATATGAATCATATTCTGTAATATCTAGTAGCATTTGATGTTTATTAACTTTCCTACAAACAGCTTTTAAGATGTCTTTCATATCTTTTTTACCGTAAGCAGTAAACTCATCTGCATATGCTATCCCGAAAGTTTGGCAATTACCATTGGGATCTTCGTGTACTACAAAATTTACACAATTTCCAATATCACTAACACTATCGGTGGCAATATCTGTAAATTTATATTCAGTATTATAAAAACCTTTAATCTTTTCAATTTCTAAATCAATCATAACCAATTTATATTAGTATCATAATTATCTTTTATTAACTGATCTAATTCTTTAAAATTAAAATTCCATATTCTACCTTGTCTAGCAGCAAATGATGGATGTTCTGCTTCTAATATATAATTAGAATTAGTATTAATGTATTGCTTATAGCTTTGAGCATGTTTACCCCACAAACAATATATTATACCTGAATTATATTCTGATAATCTTATTAATAATTGTTTAGTAAATTCTCTCCATAGTTTATAGTGACTACCAGGTTTACCTTTTTCTACCGTTAATATAGTATTATATAAAAATATACCCTGTTTAGCCCATAATGTTAAATCTTTATCTAGGGGATTTGTTTGATTAAAACCAAGTTCAACCCTTTCCTTAATCTTTCTAAGAGATGGGCTAAGGCCATTTGATTCCAAACTATTAGAAAAAGCTAGCCCTGTAGCCCTATTGTTTGGGTAGGGGTCTTGTCCAATAATAAATACTTTTAAATCTTCATAATTAGTTAATTGAAATGCTTTAAATACATTTTTCTTATCTGGATATATTTCTTTACTCAAATATTCATTATCTAATGTTTTCAGTAACTTATAAAAGTAGTCAGATAGTAGTATAGGTCTTAACAACCTATACCAACTACCTACTAACTTCTTTGCAAATTCTTCATGTACCATTCATACTAATTCTTTTATGGGGAATTTAAAATTATTTAGATTATCATTCATTACATCCAATACCCCAATAAAATCTTTATGAACATTTTGGTTATACTTCATAAGATCTTTACGATACTGAATATATGCCTTTAAATAGCCTTTTAAGACCTTATTTTGATAGCATTGGGTAACAATACTACTGAGGTTAATTTTAGTGTTAAAATAAGGCTCATTTTTAATTTTATTAGCATACTCAACTATAGATGTAATAATAAACAACCATGCTGCTATTTTATCTTTATTGAAAGTATTAGTATGCATTCTAAATTCAATAGTACCAGTACCTTTAAATGCAAAGTGATTTAGATTACATATAGAGTATCTAGACCTACTATTCCATTTATGATATCCGTCTGGATCTACTGGGTTAGGCATTCCTAAACTAAAATCTTCATAATGTAAATTACCGTCAGATAAGTATCTAATTATATAACGTAAATCATGTTTAAAATCTTTATATGTAATTTTACTTTTAGGCAAGGGCTTACAATAGTTCTTTTGACTTCTTTTAAATAGGCTTGTCTTCTTAATAAATAGTGGGAACATTTCATATAGTTCTTTCTGTAATACAGATATAGTTCTATATAACGCTACCAACATTTCAACAGACCTTTCATAACCTCCTATATGAATATGTAGGCTCTCATTAACACTTTTAGTGCAATATCTATCCAGTAAGTTACAATGCTCTTTAATAGCATGAAGTACATTATTTTTATTCAATATTATAGTTGCATACTCAAAAGATATCCCTGTAGATCTACGTAAGCTACCATCTTTTACAGGAACCATACCAGTTTTCATACACTTATTCTCCGGTACCCTCCCTGCATTGGTTTCGTATTCTATACCATAGGTAGCATTATTAGGTAATTCTTTGTAAAAGTTCTTAATTATAGGTGCTTCAAAATGATTATTAAAAGTCTTTGTAAACTCATCTAATCTATAATTAACACTATAATCAGTCTCTCTACTATATCTACCACCCACTCTTTTTTTATAAAAACCTTTACCAACATATGCTTTTGGGTAATATTTACCTGAAGATAACTCTTCTACATAATCATTAGTAATAATATCTTCGTTTAGTACAGGACCTCTATTAAATATGTAAGCATTTTTAAATTTATTAGGTTTAAAATAACCGTATATTAGCTCTTTTTTATTGAAACCTACTATACCTCTAATATAGTTATCAGTCTTTAATACATATTTTTTAGTATCATAATCATAAATAATCTTATTTGTATCAATACGATAGTAACGTCCGTTATCCATTTTAAAACATTGTCTACCTATTTCATAATATTTACCATCATATTTTCTACAATTAGACTTTAAAGCTTTGCTACCATCGTATGTAATTACTTCTTTAATCATTATCACCTATTTCAGAAAGTTTATTTTCAATTTCTTCTAATACTGCAATAGCTTTATTACCGGGTTTACTACCTTCATAAACTTGTATTACATTGATACAATCTTGAATATTTTTCAAAGCATTTGCAACTTCATTAACAACCTCTCTCTTAATCATTTGGTCTTCAGGAGACTCATAATCATCATCAAAAGGTAGTTTTTCTAAAAATGGATTGGATTTATTATACTTTTCATACTCCTGATAGGCTTGTTCATATGCTTCCGCTGATTCATCTTCTTTAGAGTCAGTAATCCACTCCCCTTCTGATATATCAGAATGATCTGCAAACTTCCAAGTACCAGTATTGGTTGTTTTAAGACTGCCTCTTATATATTCGTACTCTTTACTACTAAATAGGGGGGTAATTTCCCCTGTAAAATACCACCAATCTTTCCTATCTTTGTTCCAACAGCACATTGTATCATCAGTACCATATTTATGTACTGGATATACTGATACTCTACATAGTTCTTTCATAATGAAACTTTGTTTAGTATCATTACCGTTATCTTTAAACTTTTTCATGTACTCTTGGAAGCTAATATGATCAGTAATCATACAGCCATCTATAAAATAATATGGTTTAGTTTTAACCCATTCTGAAGCAAATTCCCCACTTGGTTTGTCATGAATCTTACCGGTTTTATCTAAATGATAAATACCATGTGCTTTTTTACCTTTATTATCCCAATACCTACCTTTTGCATAAGCAATTGATTCATGTAATATAGGTAAAGTTTCTTCCTCTATTTTATTGGCTTTACTAGTAGTAGTATTTGCAGGCAAGGAGTTCCTTTTAGCATCATAATTATTGTATGGTTTGTTTTTATAGCTACCCCATCCAGTATTATAATTACTACTATAGGTAGATTTTTTATATTGACCTGCTTTTCTAGTAATTTTAATGGTATCAATTAACTTACCCTCTTCAAATACATGAATTTCATTACTACTTATACTGTCTATCTCAGGATATTGCTTCTGAGTAATAACCCATAAGGGAGTTTCTTCTGAAGAAAACCATATATTATCCTTCTCTTTCAGTAGGTATAAAGGTCTTTCTTCCACTTCATTTAGGGCCTTTTCATAAGATTTGCTACTACCTTTAAATAGATATAATCTATCCTCTCTGAAATCAAACCAAGCTAAAGCAGCACTCCCCTGGTATTTTTCAAGAATAGAGTAGTCTTCCTTAACCAGTAGGGTCCAAAATAATATTTGGGAATCATTAGGAGAGTGTTCTATAATTTCCTCTCCATCAATATACTCTAACTTATCAGGCACTCCATACTCTTCTTTTAAGTCACTATCGTTATACAGAGTACCATTGTGCATACCCATACCTATAATAGTACCTGTAATATCTCTCACCGGATAAGGTTGGGTAAATTCTATACCACCAGTTCCTTTAGCAAATGCTGAGGTTTTTCTGGTATGACCAAACATTACAGTTTCCTCTTTATAAGCAGGATTTAAATTATCTCTAATAATCTCAGTATAAGTATTACAATTCTTGCTATTATAGTGTTCATAACTGCCACCAATCATTCTACCAGCAGCATCACCGCCTCTTTTATCATTAAGAACTCCTAACATATTGAAGTCCTTCCAATTAAATCTTTTATTATCCTTTCCAAAATAACCCCAAATACCACACGAAAGTGCAGTATAAGGGGTTTTAGTTATATAATGGATAAACAAATTTACTATTAGTATACTAAGAATAATATTTACCATTTAATTTTATTTAATTAAGATTTTATACTCTTCTCCTTCATATCTACCAATTAATCTAAATTCTAATCCTTTTGGCAAAAATTGTTTTCTTAAATGCCTTACCACCCCTTTTAACGTTTTAATATGAGCAGTATTAGTATATGTGGGATAATATATACTACGAGCTGTCCAAGTTTTACTTTCGTCATTGTAACTCCAGTCTAAAGATTTAGCTTGTAGCCACCAAGACATTTTACCACCAAAAGGTTTATTATGTATAAAGTAGGAGTTATCTTTTAAAGGTTTAATTATAACCTTCCTATTCTGCTTAAAATCATCCGGTAATTTAGGTGGGAATTCTAATCCTTGAAACTCACTAAAGGCTTTACTACTATACACTTCCTTCATTCTTTCTAATATGAAATCACTTTTACAGTTTTGTATCAAGTAGATATCAATCCATGTAGGGGTATTCATAATAGGTATCTTGCCATTTTCAAAGTCTTGTTTATTATACTGCCATACCCAATCTCCTATACATTCCTTATGTCCGTTAAAAAATGTAACTATTTGACTGTCAGCCCAACTTTTAAATTCCTTATAATTATCATAAGAATCAGTATATGTTTTATCAATTCCAGCCATTGTATTAATTATAGTTTATTTTAAATACTTACCGGTCTTGGTTGGTATGATGCCGCCATTTCTTCCATTTGGTCTAAAATACCTCTTAGATTTCTCCTAATAGGCTCTTCTATAGAAATATTTGTATCTACAGGAATTTGCTCTAATAGATCAATACCTAAGAATTCATAATTATCATATGAAGCTTCTGTTAGCGAATGTAGTTTTTCACAGTTTTCTATAGATGTGCAAAAATTTATTGTTTTGCGAGTTTGTTGATAAATCCATTCTAAGAATTGCCTTTGTAGGAAATACCCACCTAATGCTCTAAACTCTACTCCATACGAGGTATCTCTATAAGAACCATATGCTCCGTAATTATCTCTACGCTCTTTTGTAAAATGAATAGTATCTGCTGGTAGACTTACAAAATAATCAAAAGCCCTAGCTAACCATTCATTCATTTGCATAGGGTCTATATCGTCTCTAAGCATTTTATAGCCTATATGAATATGAGCACCTACAGGTCTAAATAGACTTTTACCTAAATCAGGAGATGCTTTAGTTTTTCTAGACCAAGCGTCGTTATAACTGCTACAACCAAACTCTTGACCATCATCTGTTACAATGAACCTTTTATTATATTTAACTAGATCTTGATAATAAATATATGTATTATCTACATTTATAACAGAATTTATTAAGTTCTGTAGGAGTAGCATATTTCTATAAAACTCCTCGAAGTTTTTAGATGGTGGCATATTACCTTCAACTAATAAGTTGTCTTTAAGTATAGCAAATCCATCCCCTTTATCTTCAGGATGATGTTTAGTACCTGTAAAATACTGGTATGCAGGTACATTAATATTACCTTTTCTTAATGCAAATTCTGGATCAGAACCTATTGTTTGAAATTCAATCATACTATTTTAGCTTTTGAAATTCTTTATAAAGATAGTCTACTGGGTGTATTTTTGTAAAGTCATAATTACAAATGTCCCATAAGAATCCATACTCTTCCATTAATTTTTCTGCGTGACCAATTGTCTTAGGTTTGTTCGCTTGAATTTTAGGATATAGTTTTACTACACAGAATTCAAACCAGTGTATATTAAAATGACTTTCACTGTTTTTATCATATACGGCAAATACATTATTAAAATCTGACTTCAAAACCCTGCCATACATATCGTATTCCCATGAAAATTTACTTTCAGGAAACAACTTTACCGCCATTTCTAGCAACTTATCTTTATGATCTTGTGTTAATTCAATAGGTGTCATACCAAAATCCATTTTTAATTAGCTTATCATTATCTCTTAGCTCTCTATTATATACATACAATAGTACTTCCCCCCATTTAGTGGTTACTGTTGTTTTATCATACAAATAAGGATACCCCTCTAAACTATCTAGTCTATCTAAACCCTCTTGATCATTAACTTCATATATTTCAATAAATACTTGATTATCTCCCAGTTTAATACCAGGAAATGGCCCTAAATCATATAAATCAAAACCTTTTACTAGTTCTGTACCAATAAATGTATAATTTTCTAGCAACCTATGATTACTATAACCTTTTTTCAATGTACCGTATACTCCTACAAACATATTATAGTTATTTAAGCGTGTTGTTTAATATATTTTTTATACTCTTCATTTACATTATACCAATAGTCATGTCCAGATTTTGTGCCAGACCAAGTTAAACTAAAATTAATCCATTCATTTGGCTCCTCTGCATTATAATTCATAAATCTTTCAAGACCATTTTTATCACCTCCACGAGCTTTTTTAAACTCTTCCATATATTCATCATAGATACTTTTTTCTTCTAAAAATTGAATGAATATACCTTTAGCTTTTTTAATATAAGACTCTCTATCAATTAACTTATATTTATCTATTAATTCAAAGCTTTTACTGGCTGTAGCCCATTTAGTTAAGTCTCTCCATTGTGGCCCTTTTATAATAGTTTCACATTGATCAAACGTATTAGCATTAACATAATGACCCCATGATTTAAACTCTCTATCATAAAAAGTCATTTGTTGTACATCTGGGCAAGCTACACATCCTATAGTTTGACTATTTTCTTTATCTAGTAAAATCCTAGCTAAGTCACCTTTGGTAGCAGTTTTAAACTTAGATTTTAGTAATAGAAATAAATCATTAAATGTCCTAGCTCTATGCGGTTTACATTGTATGAAATCATTTTCTACATAATAAGTAGTAGGAGTATTTAAATTAAGATAAGTAACAATATAATCTTTTTTATTATTAATGTGTATCCCTTCTTTATAATAAATCTTTCTCATAATCTTTAATAGGATTTAAATTTATATCGCTAAGTGAAAACTTTTTACTTCTTAATGCATATTTGAGTAATTTATCAAAGTTAGGGCCTTCTCTTACAAAAGATTCTGTCATATAACGAGTTCTTCTACCTGCAATATAATTATTTATAAAACCCATAGCTACAACTTTATCTTTAGATATAACCATTTTACATATGCCATCACAATAATATACTCCTACATCTGATTTATTTTTATTTAAAATAATTCTGGCAAGTTCTCCTTTAGTTGCGGTCTTAAATTTACTTTTAAACAACCAATATAAATCATCAAAACTTCTTGCATATTTTTCGTGACATTGTATAAAATCATTGTCTCTGTAATATGTTTTTGGGTAATATATACCTTCTCTTGATTTAAAGAAGTTTAATATATATTTTTCCTTATCCCTAATATGCTCACCTTCCTTATAATATATTTCTCTCATGTTCAATTAGTTTAATACAAGCATCTCTTCCATTTATTAAATAATAATCAGATATGTCCTTTAGCATATTACCTGTATTGATATAAGGTAATCCAAATTGTTTCTCTAGTTTTTTAGCAGCATTAATACCTGCATCATCAAAATCATAAAATGTTATTATTTGATTAAACCTAGATTTTAACTCATTAATAAGACTTTGCTTGAAAGTATAATTCTCTGTCTGCGGAGCTATAAAATTGTACCCTAGATTGTGGAGACACATACCGTCTTTTAATGAGGAGGCTATGAATAGTAGTTCCGATTCCTCTGGTAATTGGATATACCCGCTTAGGGTATTTGGAAGAAAGTTGTTTATCCATTTTAAATACTCATTTTCAGGTTGATATATTTTAAATCTCGTTAGATTATTCTTAAACTCTGTATAACCATAAGCTAACTTATCAGCTTTAAAAATCTTATTATTAATAAATATATATTGTAGAGGTTTAACTTTATACTTATTTAAAGTATTTAAGCTTACTCCATAGGAATTCCAATATTCAATGTCCCAAGGTTTCCACACTCTACTCTTAATATTTAAGTCAATTGTCTTTTTAAGCTGCTTTAAGTCTACTTTATGAGTAACAGGTGGCCTAGGACCACTTTTAGATAGATTGTGCCTTAAATGGAATCTATTTGACAAATTAAAGTCAATTACAACTTGTTCTAAGGCTTCTTTATATGATAAATTTAATTTATTCTGTACAAATGTAATTGCTCCACCTTTATCACCAGTTCTTAAATCCTTATACAATATTCTATCAGTGTATCTATCTGAAATATATACTGCAAATGACGGGTGGTTATCTTTTCTAAAAGGTGAACTAATTACACTATTTAATTTAAATTCTGGTAAATAATGTCTAAATATATCGTAATCAGATATGTAATTTAATATATTATCCTCTGTGACTAATAACTTTTGTTGAAATCTCTCATCGTTTAGATTTATCATTATTTAATAATTCAATTGCTTTTAAAATTGCAAATTCTCTACATTCATTAAAGTTGTCATTTTCTTTAACGTACTTGTCTAAATTTACTTAAAGTCTTCTTTCAAACTCTTTATCTGTAAGACTTTTCATGTAGTTCAATTTATTGAATTAACGTTACAATTACGTTGGAAGAGCAGTTTGCCTACCAATCCGTTTCGCACCACGTACAGTAAGCTTTACCGTTTTTAAGGTAAAGCTTGTTTCCACATTTGCGGCAAACCGACTCTCCAACATCAGGTATAGTTAAATTTTTAACTTGCCTTAGTGCTATTTCTGTACGTTTCTGCATTGGCTGTTCTTCTCCACTACCCATTTCTACATCTTTCAAACCTTCGTTAAAGTAAGTCCGTATGTCTATTAATTCTTCTTTTAAGTTTTTCATATTCGTGCTTTTAATCCGTTAAAAATCAAACCATACCTGAATCACGTTATGCGCTATTTAACCTTGTAGCCCATTTTAATTAGTTCTTGCTTCATTTCATCTGTAAGCGTTTCTATGTTTTCAGATTTCCACGAGTCTTTGCCTGTACTTGTGTTAAGCTTCAGGCAATAACTAATTAAAACCGCGCCTGCGTAATCATAACACACCGCTTTACTTTTCCAATCCCATTGGTTTATAACTTCAAGTTTATACCAAGGATGCTCACGCTCAGTTTCGTTTACATATGTTGTACTTCCGTATATTTTCATAATTCAATAATAAACAGCGCATAACAATATATAAAAATAATAGGCGATATGTATTGATTATTAACTATTTATCTTTTAATTAACTCTTTCTATTTGCGAAGTTCAGCGTTTCAAATCGCCTACTATTCTTATACTTAACGTTAGCGTTCATTTATTTTTTCATTATATTATTTCAAATAAAAAATAGGTGAGGATAATTCCCCACCTATTAGATTCAGTTTAAATTTAACTGTTTATTTATGCCCAATCATCAGCTACTCCTGAATCTTCTGATCCACCTCCAATAGTAATATCTGGACCATCAGAATCTGGTTCAGGGCGCTCTGTAAGTGCTTTACGACTCAAGCGTGGCATACCATCTTCTACATTCTGAATACCCCAGAATCCATCAAGCTCTAGAAAACGACGTGGGTAATCAACTGTACCATAACATACAGCTACATTAACCTTTACATTAGACTGATTCTTATTACATAGCTTCATTGTGGTATCGATAAGTTCTTCATAGGATGCTACTTGTGTTGGTAGTTGGTCTTGAACCCTAAATACTTTAGCAAGGTGTTTCATCTCTTTTACAAAGAATTGCTCCTGACCTTCTGACATATCATCTAGATTACCTTTAAAATAACCTTTATTAAATTCAGCTCCAGTCTCGTCAGTTACAAATAGTTTGTAATCAGGTGCATTCTCAACGTCATTAGCTGTTTTCTTCTCTACTCGAACTGAACAGCCTTTAACAACTCCAGCCTCTCCGCCATTAAAAATCTTAAATTCTCTTTCCTCAAATCTCTCGTCATTCAAATTGATCATAAAAATACTTGTTTTAAATTGTTAGTTGATATTAATTATTTAACGTCTAAATCTTATTTATTAGGTTAGGGTACAAAGTTAATAATATTTATTTATTTTACAAATTATCCATTATTATATTCATCAATCTTTTCAGCTACGTAACCCAGATCATTAGGTATTTGAATAGTATCAAACATATCTATAGGAGATTTTGAAGGATATTCAGAAGTTCTGTTAGTAATAAAATAATAATTACCTTTACCTTCTTTATCGTCCCATTCTGTGTGGGTATATAATAGTACAGTAAATAAACCCTCTAGTGTAATCTTATCATCAATCATTTTACCTAGAGTCTTCATCTTACGTACTACCTCAAAATCTTTATGTACTTCCTCTGAATGACTTAATATAAATACTCTCAAATTATCCCTAAGTTGTCTCCCTTTGTCAAATATGTCGTAATACTTTTTACCTAGCACATTAAACTTATCAAACCCTTTTTCTAGTGCCTTATTCATAAATTCAAATCCCATTATATATTGAGCATCATCAATAATAATGTTTTTAATTTCAGAACGCTTTTGGTCTACAAAATCTAATGCCTTTACAATTGTTTGTGGGTTACTATCTGATAAGTAATTACCCTTAGATCCTTCAAAAGGTGTGTAAAACTTCTTCCAGCCTTTAAATGGCAAAGGTTTACCTGCTACATTGATAATAAGAGTTTCTTTAGGATCTAACCCTTTAATACCTAGCTTCTCATTGCCATGAATAGCAGTTGATTTACCTGTACCACTTGCTCCTACAATACCTATAAGTTCACTCATTAATTAAAATAATTTATTGTTTGTAAATATTATATCAAGTTTGTCACCCATTATCTTAATGGCTTTCATAGCATCAGATTTAGAAGCGAACATGGGAGTGCCACGTAATGATTCTTTGTCAAAAATAGGAATATAATCTCCACCATGACGTTTGATAAATATTCGATTTACACATTTTTCATCATTCAAATCATCTGCAATGGCATTAAGCACTTTAGTGTAATATAGCTTCCTATCATTATCTTTCAGCCATCTGTAAACGGAGTATCCACTAATAGATGTTATCTCATCTAACTCACTTTCATAGTCCTCCAATGTCTTCTCTTTGTGTTTAGCTATATACTCTTCTGCTGCTTCACAGGTGGAGAAGTATTTTGCATTAGGCTTCTTGCCTGAATTTTCATGAGCACCGTCCGAAGCGTGCATTATTTTTGGATCTAAGCCATCATAAAACCACCAATACTCATCTCCTTTAAATATCTCTACTCCATCTTCAGTAGTGAATAGAGGTTTGACAATCTCTGCCCATTGATCGTTATAATATATTAACATCCCATTGGTGCTAACTCCAGCTCCAGATGCCCATATATTAAAAATTCCGTCAGATATTATAATTCGTTTGTCTGGCTGTGCAGCACTTCTAAACTTAGTCCCTTTAGGATACCTTCTCTTAGCTTCTTGTAAGAGCCATGCTTCTTTTGTGGATGGCTTGAAGCAGTTTTTATATAAAATACTTCCTACCATACATACATTATGAATTGCTTGTTGGCCATTACAGTCAGGTTTTGTTACTGGTAGTATTTCTCCTATTGCAGGCCAAGTGTTACCCCTAACCAATTTAGTGCATTCAACATATTCCAGTATCTCTTGCTCTTCTGCTACCTTGAATAAATCAGGATTATCCTCAATAAGTTGTTCTGTGACTTTTAGGGCCACACCATTAATAACCACCTTATCGCCTATTTTAACTTCCTGTTGATAATAATATATTTTATTCATCGTGAACTGTAGTTATTAGTTACTAAATATTGTGCTAGATCCATAGATTTAAGCCATTCTTTTAGAGTAATATACTTATTCTCTCTGTTGCTATAACATATCGTTTCATTTAGAAACTCTTGTACACCTCTCCAACCAGCAACATCTTTCATTCCTGTAAGACATAGATGTACATAATTCAATTGAGGCTCTATACCAATACTTTGATTAATAATACTTTGATCACCTACTACTGTAAGAACAGGGTTATTTACATTCCCAGAAATACTGTCTATATAATCACTAGGATCAAGTATTTCAATATTATAATAACCCTCTCTTAAAATATATTCAGGTAAATCTTCGTAACTAATATCAATAAAGTTACAAGTTAATTTATTAATATAGTCAGATGGTTGGATATTAAGATAACATCCTTGTCCTAGCCTTCCAATATTAAATATCCTAGTGTATCCACGAATAATGCCAGCTCTAAAGTTATCAGCAGTAGGCATGGTTCTGAATATATCACTAATATTTAATAGACTTCCATATGCTGCAATAGTATATTTCTCACTTTTTGGAATACCGTCAATAGTATTTAAGAAGTTTTGAACCATGCTTGACTTGATATTAACATTCCTGCCAAATAGTTTTTCTAAATACTCTTTAGATTTCCAGTATTCTCGATGATTCTGGTAATTGTTTTTAACTTTAATCATAAATTGTTAGTTTAATATTATTATCCGTAAGATTCTTCTTTAAGTCTTAGTTTATCTACAAATCTATATATATTTGGATTAGGTTCTCTAGGAAGCTCTTTAAATAAGTTTATAGCTCCATTAAAGTAAGCTTGTACAGTTGCATTAGCTTTACCACTTCTATTAAGCATAATAGATATTTCTCTATGATAATCTCTAATTCTAGTTAAATCCCAACCTTCATATTCCTCTTCCTTATACTTATAAGGACTAAATATACCTAACATTAATGTTGCGTCTTGTGCAGTATCTTTACAGTTAGCTAGGCCTTCTCTATCAGGTCTAACTTTATCTAATACTGTATCACCTCTATTAGTAAATTGTTGTTTAGTACTGTCTGAAGATTGCTGTTGTACTAGAACAGGTGAATACCCATATCTATTTTTAAATTTAATAAAATAGTCACTAGACAGTGATTTAATGCATTCATATACAGATTTACCACGTTCCGACATTAATGAAGCATGATCTACTATGGGTACAACTATTTGTTCTGGATTGTTTGGTTCATAATAATCAAATGCTTTGCGTTTTTTACCAGGATTTTCCCAATCATCTACTTCTTTATAGTGGCTTATACCATTTTCTTTGGCATATTGTTCTACTTTTACAGATATACCTGTAGGGTGCCTAACACTATCAATTATCTCTACTTTTGATTCAAAGAAATCCATCCATTCTTTAAATTCATCTGAATCTAGTATTGATAATATTTCTTCTTCTACAGTGTACCCCTCAAATACTGATTGTAGGTGGTCGGGATTAATTAGAATATTATATTTAGTATACAACCTATAACAAATGGCTTGTAATATTTTCATATCTTTGGACAATTCCAATGAAAAGTATAATACTTTATAATCTATATTTACTTTTGGATTATCCAATAACCAGTCAAGTGGTTGATATACAAATAGATGGTCTGTAAGCTGCGTTTTGCTTTCTTTGGTGCCGCTAGTTATTATTGTGTACTGACCTTTACGCACTCCAGGAAGTACTTTAGATAGCCTAGGAAACTGTTTTGACCATGGTATAGCAATTATACCTCCAGACTCTTTTACACGCTTATTCTCCTTAATACTATGTAATACTCTATCATATATCATAATCGCTCTACGTTACCCCCTTCATTATACGGTACATTATCAACAATTTGGTCTACATAAGGCTCCCAACCATTCTGATTGATATATGTTTCTAATTTTTTCAAATAATCTAATGCTCCACGTCTTTTATAGTCTTTAAGCATTAAATTAGTGGCTTGGATAATAGTATTGTGTAATTCAATATTCTTAACCCTCCTAAGATATTTTTCTGATAATAACTTATAATCTCTAGTCAATTTACCTAACTGCTCTTTATTCTTAGTACGTAATATTCTACCAGTAGGTGTTTTATAGGGATATAAGTCAAATAACTCATCAAAGTTAACTTTCTCTTTGCCAACTATTTTAAGAGCTTTACTTGTAAGATATACAACACTATCGTCCTCACTGAATTCTATTAGTTTCTTTTCAACTAAACTATTAATTACTTCTCTACTACTTGTAAAGGGAATATCATAATTATCTTTCTCTTCAATTTTAAGTAACGTTAAATACTCATTGATATTGAGTTCCCACCTAATCAACTTCACTAAATCAATCTCAATAATCATTTAATATGTTTTATAAAGTTTTGTCAAATACTTAATTTGTTAACAATGAGTAAACAATTTGCATTAATGCTGCTATTTCTACTAATATAATTATTGGAAATATTATATCAAAATCTACCCAATATCTATCGTCTATATAATCTGCTAACTCATATGCGCTCCATATTAGTATAAAAATAGCAATAAATATTGCCATCATCAGAAAAAATACCATGTTATTTAATTTTAAAGAATTTATTATTAGTGCTTTGTTTGTGTTTATAAGGACTATCTTCAGATAAAAGCCCAATTGCTATAATTGTATTTAAAATCGGTACTACAACAGATGCAACATCTTCTTTATCAGTATTTATCATTTCCCATCTGCCACCTTTAGAATGTGCTATGTGTAGATACCTCCATACATAATAAGCACTCAACAAATATATTACTATACTAATTATTATCCAAATCATATCTTAAAATATTTTATTACTAATATTACAAAAGTGAATATCATCAATAATGTTTCCACAATATTCCAAACTTTAAGTTTAATATTATACTTTTTAGATTTTAATACAAAATAATTTCC